GTTTGCTTATCATAAAGTAGTAATAAATGAAAAAGATAACCGCATCACCCAACAACAAATGGACATCGCAGCTTGTACACAACAGAAGTTAGCCCTAGATGCTGCAAGCCAAACTAATTTAGCAACGATTGGCAAACTAGAGCAGCAAATGAAACAACAGGCACAAGAATTCGCAAAGCTGACTCAACAGAACAGTCAGTTAGAAAAAGATAAGAACAGATATGTAAGTATGGTGAGACGCCACAATCTTACAGAGCGGGCACAGACAGAAGCCGCAGATTTAGAACCCAGAGTAAACAGAGCGACGGATAGAGTATTCCGTCAAGTAGAAGCAGACAGTAGAGAATTAGATGAAGCAGACGATAGCGCTAGCGAGCGTGCTTACGATAATAGTAAGTAGTGGTTGTAGTATACTACCGAAAACAGAGTACACACCTCCACCCCCAGTAAAAGTAATTACCGAAGAAGTAAAGACCGAAATTTACCACCCTCGCTTACCTGATGAAATAGAGCTTGAGGATGTAAAGTTTTTTATTATCAACAAAGATAACTATGACGAAAAAGTCCAAGAAGTAGAAGAACTACTGGGAGGTAACTTTGCTGTCTTTGCTCTTACACCCACAGGATACGAGTCTATGGCATACAACCTACAAGAGATCCGTAGATTCATACGTCAACAGAAAGAAATAATACTATATTATAGAAAAGCCACAAAAGGAGAGGAGGCCAATGACAGTGCACAGATACGAAATGGAAATGCAAAGTGATAAACTGCGTTTCCAAGAAAAAAGAATTGATGATCTCGAAGTGAAGTTAACTGAGCAGAGAGAATTACTCGATAAACAAATAAAAGAGATCGAAGGCTGGAAGAAAAGACACCTCCTTGATCCTAGTGGGAAAATGATGTGAATAGAGAAGCAGTTTACGAACAACTCAAGATTGATGAAGGAGTAGTGTATGAAATCTACAATGATCACCTCGGCTATCCAACCTTTGGCGTCGGTCATCTTATCGTCGAAGACGACGAGGAATTCGGAAGGCCAGTTGGAACAGCAGTTACTGAAAAACGAGTCAGGGCGTGTTTCTCTCGTGACCTTGACATTGCCGAAAGAGAATGTTATGCTCTATACGGAGAAGGGGTATTTAGACTATGGCCAGAAGAAGTCCAGCAGGTCTTGGTCAATATGATGTTTAACATGGGCAGACCCAGACTGTCCAAATTCAAAAAGATGAATAAAGCCTTGTGGAACGAGGACTGGGAAAGGGCTGCTATTGAGGGAAGAGACTCCCTCTGGTATCGTCAAGTTACCGAACGAGCAGAAAGATTAATGCAAAGATTAGAAGTGGAGAGTGTTGGTTAGTGAGAGTACAACTCGTTTCTTTAAGCAAGCCGTCAGCGGTTACAGGGTGCCACACGGCTGATGAATTTGTAGCTTACTGTGCAAGAGTAAGTAATCCTGAAAATCAAAATAACAATAAAACAGCTCCTGGCCTTTTGAAGTACCTAATCAAACATGGTCACTGGAGCCCTTTCGAAATGGTATCTCTTACACTAGAAATAGAAACAACAAGAGATATTTCCCACCAGATAGTACGACACCGAAGTTTTTCCTTTCAAGAGTTTAGCCAGAGGTACGCTGAGGCTAATACTTATGAAGTGCGAGAGGCTCGTATGCAAGACCCCAAAAACAGACAAAACAGTATAGAATTAGATAGAAGAAATGTAGAAGATGTACGCCTTGGAGAAAGGTTTAGTATGGCTCAACATAAAGTAATACAGCTTACCCGAGAGGTATATGAGTGTGCATTAGAAAATGGTATCGCAAAAGAACAAGCAAGGGCTGTACTACCCGAAGGGATGACAGGGACTACTCTTTATATGGCTGGAACTCTACGAAGCTGGATTCACTATTGTAGATTAAGAATGGCGAACGGCACACAGCGAGAACACGCAGAGATTGCAAAAAGATGTTGGGAAATTATTGGAGCACACTTTCCAAGCGTGAGGGAGGCAGTAGATGATCTGGATGATCGTAATTTGTAGTATACCTTTTATTTTACTAGCAGGCGGTATATATGGAGATTATAAAGCCACGGGGTATTTTCCTTGGCAAAAAGAATTTGATGTTAAGTGTTTTCACGTTAAAAAACCTAGAGGCAATATGTAAATATTTCTTGACACAAAGTGTGTTTTCTAGTATAATACGTGTATGAATATTTTTATATTAGACGAAAACCATGACAAGTGCGCAGAGTATCACGTTGACAAGCATATAGTCAAGATGCCTTTAGAGGCTGCACAAATGCTGTGCACAAATCATTGGGTAGATAAATACTTGGGGTTTGTTCCTCGTAAACTTACGAAAGAGGAACTCGCCCTATTACGAGAGAAGAAAACAAATGAACCAAGAGACTTCCCCTATCTTCCGACAATGCATAACCACCCTTGTACGATCTGGGCTAGGAGTAGCCTTGATAACTATGAGTGGTTGTTTTGCTATGCCCTCGCATTGGACGAAGAATACACTTACAGATACGGAAAAAGCCATAAATCAGTGCATGATGTTATACTCAAGCTCCCCAGCATACGAACACCATCACTGGGACTTACTCCATTTGCACAGGCTATGCCAGATCAACTTAAAGGATCAAACGCCATAGAGGCATACCGTAGATTTTATCACAAAGACAAAGCAACGTTTGCATCTTGGAAGTATCGAGAGAAGCCACCGTGGTGGAACGAAGAAGAAGCAGATTATGAAGAAAGAATTACAAGGTAGATGGAATTGGTGGGGAGAAACAAACTTGGAAGGTAGAAAGTATGATGGAGACAAAGCAAAGCTTTATTTGCTGCCTCCGAAGTCCATACTGGAAGTAGGAAAAGTATTAACCTATGGAGCAGAGAAGTATGATGCCGAAAACTGGCGTAAAGTAGATGATCTACAGAATAGATACACAAGTGCTGCATTGAGACATATTTTTGCCCACATGGACGGAGAGTTAGAAGATGAGGAGACTGGACTATCGCATTTAGCCCATGCGATGTGTTGTTTATTATTTAAGTTGGAGGATGAATTACTTGGCAAGAGTGAAGAAGAAAGAGCACGAGAAGCTGACACAGGAAAATATACAACACGTGATAAACCTTTTGAACTCGGAGAAACCGATAACCAAAAAGGAAGCCTGTCAGATTTTGAATATTACGTATAATACTACAAGACTTAATAGTATTATACAGGATTTTCAAGACAAACTAAACTTTAGAGCGAAGAGAAAAGCTCAGTTAAGAGGAAAGCCAGCAAGCTCTGCAGAAATAAAAGAAGCAATACATTCTTATCTTAATGGACTATCCATATCAGAAATATCTCAAGGTATGTACCGTTCCACGGGATTTGTAAAAGCCATACTTAGTCGAGTTGGAGTACCAACACGACCAGCACTTGTAGAAGAACGAAAAGGCTATGCATTTTTACCAGATCAATGTGTATCTGATGAGTTTATTCCAGATGAAAAAGTATGGTCTGCTTTCTACCATGCTCCCGCTATAGTGGTAAAAGAAAGCCCTAATCCCCAGTATTACATAGACAAATATGGGTGTAAGTGTTATGAGATATACATACTTGAAGAAACTGATACTTTAAGAGTGGGAGGTTTTCATGGAGCAGCATTAGCCTGTGACCTAGGTAAATTAACTCACTTGGAACAGTATGGCATTGATATCGCAAAAATTTAGTGGAAAGCAAAAAAAGTTCTTGACACAAATGTTAAATAGAAGTATAATAGTATTTTAAAAATGAGGAAACCACATGGGCGACCGATTTTATTTTCAACAACAACAAGCAAGAGGAAAACGCAGAATGGCGTGGACAGACGAGAAAAAAGCAGAAGCAATAGAAGCGTATCAGGACGCAGAACCAACTCCTGAAACTTCTATGGAAATTGTAAAAGAGATTGCAGACGACTTGGGAGAAAGCCCCAACGGAGTTCGTATGATATTGACTAAGGCAGGTGTCTATGTAAAAAAGACTCCCGCTACAGCGAATGGTGGTGGGACTTCCTCAGGTGGTACACGCGTATCTAAGCAAGCCGCTCAAGATGCACTTATCGCTGCAATCAATGACAAAGGCTTGTCAGTTGATGAAGATATTATATCTAAGTTGACTGGTAAAGCAGCTCAGTATTTCGCAGGCTTATTGGCCGACTAGTACTCCCTCGGGTGAGATCCCCGAGGTGTTTTTTGTTTCTTAAGTATAGGACAGTAAAAGATTTTACCTACCTAACTAAGGAGCATCGTGAAGAAGGACGAACTAGCCAAACTTGTTGATGAGTATGGCGATGCTATCATTACATATCGTAGTGAGAACTCGAAAAAACTAAAGTACAATGTATGTACATTAGACTTTAGTACAAAGTATATTCGAGACAAGAAAAACCGAGCGAAAGAATCCCAAGAAACCCTGCTATTATTTTGCTGGGATACGGATTCTTATCGCTTGTTAAAACCTAAGAATGTAACAAGTGTAGTACCACTTGCATCAGTTCTGAAGAATGACTCATGATACAAATACATGAGCCAGCTCCTATATATGAGCATATAATACACTACGATGAAGAGAAACAAGTACAAGTACGAGTCTCAGTAAATACTTTTAAGGGTGTTGAGTATCTGCACCTACGAAAGTATTACAT